GAACCAGTACCTGTATAAAGAACAATACTAAACCCTGCTGTTGTGTTTGCTTGTACTGTACTATCTATTGAACCATTTTCATTTGTTACAGTTGTGCCACCATTTGCTTTCCAATTCCAAGCTACATAAGTGTAATTATTCGTGTGCCAATCAGTATTTGAAGTAAACCCATCAGAGGTAAAGTGAAGTTCATTAACAGTTTGTTCTACAACAGTCCGACTAGTGCTTAAAAGCTTTGTCCCCCCTCTGCTAGAATCTCCTACAGAATGATTTTGTGCATTATTTCTTGATTTCATCCAAACCCAATCAGGTTGAAATCCTACACCTGACACAGCAACATCACCTGAACCACCATTCCAAATAACTGTATTAAAATGGTCATCGGATTGTGTAGCAGAATTAGGACTTATGGTTGGTTCTGGTAGGTTAGCTGTGCATAATGCTAGAAAAGATGTAGGTGGTGCGTGATGAAAAGCACCAATTCCATTTGCATCTGCATTAGATGTTGCTGTTTCTGCTCCTGCAAAAGTGCTATCTTGTCCGAAGTTTGCAATCCATACATCAGCACTAGCATTTGCAAAAATACAAGGTGTAAAACTATTTCCTGCTACAATGTCTAAATTACTTACTGCATCAAAAGCAGCGTTTGCAGAACTATCGCTTATGTTTGCTTTAGCTGTTGTAGTTGATGAATTTGTATACCAAGTATCATTTTTACCCATATACATTTTAAAATTGTCCATATCTAATGCAAATTGAAGAACGTCTGTATCATCATAACTTCCAAAGGCTGCTTCTGCATTAGAATCACCAAATATTTTATTTGTTCCTCCATCTGCCGCAGACCCCCAAACTCTTGCTCCTAAATCATCATTGCCGGGATATTTTGTTTCTAGGTGATTATTTCCTAAAGCTGTATTAAAGATTCCTATTCGTGGATAATTACTTTGTCCACTCATAAGTCTGACTTCCCAGTACCATTTACCACTTGATACAGATATAGTTCCTATAGTTGCACTTTGACCTGAACCATCTGCTCTAGTTATTTTAAGATTACCCTCTGCAAATGTATAAGTTTGTTTTGATAAAGGGTTTTGTGTATTAAAATTATTCTCGGGGCTATCAGGCATATTTGAATCGTAAGCATCTAAATTAGTATCTTTATAATGATTACTGTTTGCAGTATCAGCACCTATTGTTGAACTTGATGCCGTTGAACTTCCATCACCAGTTTGTTTAAATTCTAAATGAAAACCTTGTGTTCCATATGAGCTAGTATATTTTTTAGGTATCCATACACCATTTTTAGTTTCTCCAAAATGACTTGCATCATAAGCAGTACCATCTACAAAGTTAACTTCAGCAATATAAAAATCCCCAAAATTACCACCTGCTTGATTGCTACCAATGTTATGTTTAACATTAGAATTAACTCCATAGTCTGTATTTTGTGCATAAGCAGCTCTGTTATCTGTAGCAAATGAAGTTACTTCTGAACCATTTAAATATATTTTTAATCTATTTGATGCTGTTCCTTGTGTAGTGTCACTTTTAACAACTATATGATACCAAGCAGATAAATCCCTTAGAAGTAGATTTGTCAGTAACAAAACAGCATTTACACCATATATTTGAATTTTATTGGTACTTACTATTTGTATTGCAAATAATTGAGCACCTGAACCTTCTGCACAAAATAAATCTTGATCTCTGCTAATATCATTTCTTTTTATCCAAGCACTCCAAGTCCATGTTTTTCTATTACCTGCTGATGGTGTTCTTGTTAAAAGAGAACTTGCACTATTATCTAACCTCAATGACTGTGTAACAACACCATTATAAAAAGCAGAAATATTTTTGGCCATCGGACTTAATAAAAGGCTCATTTTAAATTCCTAAGTTAAAATCGCTGAAGCTGAAACTAATATGGTATTCGCTGCTGCACTTGCAGCCACAAAGTATGAAACCATATACGTTCCTGTTCCAGATATTGTCGCTAAGTCTGCTTCTGATATTGCTACGTTAGTGTGGGCTGTTACTGCTCTATTGCTATCATTTACAAACTTCATAGTTCCAGATTGACCTGCTATTTGATTAGTAAATGTTAAAACAACATCACCAGTAGTTGTAATAAGAAAATTGTTACCAAGTGATAAATCTATAGCGGAACCTAGATTGGTTGTTAGTGTTGGACTAAAAGCTCTACCAACTACACTCACATCATTGTTAACAGTAAGAGAAACATTATCCTCTACAGTCATAACAGCTGTGCCATCAAATTGTTGGAATATTATATCTTTTGCATCTGTTGCTGGTTTAATAACTGCATCACTTGAACTATTAGTGATGGTAAGTAAATTTACTGCAGCATTTTGAAATTTAAAATCATCTCCATCAGCATTTAAAATTATATCTCCAGCTACATCTACAGTTAGGTCACCAGTAGATAAAGCTATAGTAGTTCCATCAATATTAAAGTTATCAATATCTATTCCAGCATCAGCAGTAATTTTTCCAGTAGCTCCCATAGTGCCTACTACTGCAATATTTGTTGCAGTTAATTCTATTGTGTCTGTTGCTGCAATATCTAATACTGTTGCACTAGCACCTTGAATAAACTGACTTGCATCATTAAACATTATTTTATTTGTGCCATTTAATGTAAGACCAGAACCATCTGTATGTGTTAATGTTGTATCACCATCTGCACCAAACGACACTACAGCACTATCAGAATTTAATGTAAGATTATCACCTATAGTAGTTGTGCCACCAAAATTCATATCAACAAAAGCATCTGTAACTGCTGCACCACCACCTGCACCATTAAGATAGACTGCCTTTGTTTGACCAGTTAATATTGTTACATTAGCACCAGAACCTTGACTTATAATAATACTTTGAGAGCCACTTGTAGCATTTTCTATTATGTGAACTCTATTTAATGTATTGGGTCCTATTGTTATTGTACAAGTGGAGTCCAATGTGCCTGTATATTTAATAAACATAGCTCTTGCTTGGTCTGATGCTCCATCTGCTACTGTACTTGTATGTGTATCAGCATTGGTCGTTATAGCTTCTGTGCCGAAGCCAAGTGCTTCACCAATTAATTCAAGATTAGTGTTTGTTGTTGTTCCCCATGTACCACTACCATCACCAGTTGCTAATTCATTTAGCCTTAGATCATTTACATATGTACTTGCCATTTATTTAGCTCCTAATCTATTCTTATAATTCCACTTGTACCTGCTGCTGGTAAAACAATTTCAAACGTACCACCTGCCACTGTAAAATCACCACCAAAGGCTAAAACTGCTATTGCTTTATCAGATGCAGTATCATTATATATTAATGCACCATTGGCTGTAAAAGTAGCACCTGTCCATGTAGGATTAGCAAAATCTAAATGAGCAGTTGTTCCTGTTGCTGCTGCTGCTTTACTTGTGAGAGTCTCACCACCTGCAGTATAACCAGTTCCAGATATTTCATTTGTGGTTGCATAAGCAGTTGTTGTTGCATTTAAAGTAGCAGAACTTGTAAATAGTGCTATTTTTATAGTGTCAGCTAAAAAATCATGTGTGTCATCACTTAATATTTGCAGTTTAAATGATGTACACATTGCTTGGGCTATCGTCATTAATTTTCTCCTTTATATACCAGCATTATATTCAGCAGAATAATTCCTGCCCATTTCTTGTTGAAACAATCCTATAGCTTCGTCAAATTGAGCTTTATATAGTTTTACCATTTCTTCAGCTTTTAGGAAAGTAGAAACTTCATAGAGTGTTGCAGACAATAATACGTTCTCTGCATTATCTCCAATCCATGTTGTAGTATTACTTGAAGATAAACCGGTTACTGGTGCAATAAAGTCTACCTCATAGGCAAGAGTTGCACTTGGTGTTGGTGCTACTGTCAATGTAACACCACTTGTTGATGCTGCTTTTGTAGAATACATTTCTGGTCTAGATGTTGAGCTACTATTAGGGTGATAATCTTTTAAATAACTATCTATCCTATGGTTAAGAAAAAATACATTACTACTACTATCAGTAACAGAAAACTGCCTTACCATTCTTGCACTTGGTATTACTACATCTGCTTCACCAATAACAAAGTTATTTGTTCTTATTTGTCTAAAACATGGCAAACTAGGCAATCTTTGAAATACCATTTCTTCTGCTTGATCTATAATCTGGTCTATAGAGTTTGAAAGCTCTGTACTGTCATCTTCTACAAAATTTTGTATATTACTTACTAAAGTTGCATAATTCATTAATCATCACCCCATGTTCCATCACCCCAAGATTCATTACCCCAACCACTAATCTTTATACCTTCTGTTCCTACTGCACCTGTACCAGCAACACCATTTTGAATCGGTGTAGCAGCCAATATTACAGTTCCTATAGCACCAGTACCAGCTACTCCTGTTTCAGTTATACTTAAAGTAATTCCTACAGTACCTACAGGAGTATTAGCAGTCCAACCCATAGCACTATGATTAGTACAATAATAATAAAGAGTAGGAGCATCAGTAGCAACTTCTATTTCTGTGTATGCACCACTTGATCCCGGAGTACCACTTGTTGTAACACCAGTTGTATATTCACTTCCACCACCATGAGTACCATTTGGTGTTGTTGAAAATCTTAATGGGTGTCCGGAGTTTGAACTATCTGATTGGTCAAATCTGTATGTATTACTTTCCACTAAATCAAGTGTGACATCAGCAGTTGCTGTTGAGCCACCTATTGCAAATTTATTGGTTGAACCTACATTGTGATATGGGTGATTAGCAGGATTTCCTGATACTACTGAAATAGTAAAAATGTTTACTTTATAATTTACTATTCCAACTGCACCAGTTCCTACTGCACTTGTTTCAGCAATTTCAGTATTAATAATAACACTACCTAATGCACCAGTTCCTGCTAACCCTGTTACATCAGCACCAAAATTAAAACTAAATGATGGTAAACTAGCTACTAATCCTTGACCTTTTATTCCTATACCTTTTTGTGAGTTTTCAATTTTACTTGCAAAAATATCAGTATTAAATCCAACTATAAACTTAACATTTTCTGGATCATTATCAGGTCGTGGCTGAAATAAAGCAGTAGCATCAAAGACATTTTTAGCTGGTGTAAGCTGTGGGTGTTTTATGTCAAATTCAGAAGGTTCAACCCTAAGTTTATCATAGGTAGTTTTAAGTGATGTATAATTGACTTTAAAGCCAGTAATATCACTTATTGCTTTTGATTTTTTACCTGTAGCATATCTTGCCATTAGTTTAAATTCAATGCTGTTGGTTGTACTCTTAGACTAACTCCATCATTATCTGATGATGCTGCAAAACTATAAGCTCTCTCATACATTTCATTTAATAACTGAAATTTATCAGGTGCATATTTCATAGCCAACTTAGATGATAAACCTGCACATATAGTATCACTCCATCTGTAAGGTATATCTGTATCTTGATTAGATGAAGTTACATCTTCTTGTTGGTTCATAGCCCAATATATTAAACTCAAGGTAGATGTATTAGGTACTGACCATAAATATATTTCAGGAGTATATTGCCTATCTATCATATATTGGCTAGGTTTACCTGCATTGGTTTTACTTGGTATTTGATTATATTCTTGCAAAGTAATTTTATTTATAATTTGATCTGTATTAGAAGAACTATCTCTTATAACTGCATCAAGAATATCAATAGTACCTACAGGTAAAACATATTCTGCTGTACCACTAACTAAAGTTAATGTGTTTTGTGTTACAGTCCAATAATTAATTCCACGATTTGCAAATTCAGAAAATAATAAATTTAAACTTCTTCTTGCAGACCTAGCATGATCACCGGTTCTTGTTTGTGCATCAATACCACATCTTTCAAAAGATTCAGTAATTATTTCCTCAACATTAGGTCTAAATGCTACTGTTCCAGATGTTGCCATTGTTTCACCTTAAGCAAAAAATATGTTGGCTAATACTACTGTTGCGACTGTATACCCAACAGTTAAACCACTACCAAACAAAAGACCTTCATCTGGTATTGTATTATCTATAGTTGTATTATCAGTTCCTAGTGTTTGTGCTTTAAAAATAATAGTTCCATCTTCAGGAGTGCCATTGTAAAAATCAACTAGACCTGCTGTTCCAGCAGATACAATAGAGTAACCTTTCATTCTAGTGCGATTACCACCTGAAACTGCACTTGCACATAATGATCCAGAACCTACTGTAATGTTTGCTGCATATTGAGCAGAACATTCTACAGCACTAACTGTTAAAAATAATTTAGCACCTGCTACTGCTTCTGCTGAACCTGTTGATACTATGACTTCTGTAATAGCATTACCAAAAACATCAGTTCCAGTAATTGTACAAGTCTTAGCATTATCACCAGTACCAGTAGTTGTTACAGTTACATTTCTAGCACCACCACCCAAAAAGGTAGTTTCTGCCATCGTTGCTGAAGTGTTTGGTCTTGCTGCAGTTACAAGCCTATCTGGATCTGCTGCATTTTCATCTGCGATAAATTCAACTTGTACATCACTTTGAATACTCATTTAATTCTCCTTAGTAAAGTGGGGGAAATCAATCCCCCATTAAATTTTATTCAAATAATGTTCTACTAATGCACTCATAATGAACATCAACTGCTTCTGCTGCTGCTGCTCCTGCTTCAATACCAATGTAAGGTATTAAATCAACATCATTAGTTAAAGCTGCACTTTTATTAGTTCCAGATGTTACTGCTGTGCCACCTGTTGAACCTGCTGTTGTAGATACATTATACTGGATACCATCAACAAAGATTGAAACTTGTCTACTGCTATCAATCTCAATTTTAAGATGATAAATAGTATTTGCTGCAACTGTAATTGGTAATGCACTTATATGATCTGTACCACCTACACTATAAATAAAGTGCCATACTGTAAAATCAGTAAATGCTTCAGAGTTTGTAGCATCTGTTTGAAATTTAAAATAGGCTTGGTCGGCATCTGTTGCTACAAGTTGGTCATTAGTTAATTTAAGACCTGCCCATAACTTTTGATTATCAATAGCATTAGTGTTTATTGAACACTCCCAAACTGTTTGGTTTTCTGTTCCCCACTTTGTAGAACCCCAAGCTGTTGCTGCATCTAAATTTGGAGCAAGTATTGCTTGATCTTGGTCAGCAGTTGCAGTTGTAAGAGTTATTCCTGCTGCAGTAGCATTTCTTGTTGCTAAAGCACTTGTCATATTTGTACCTAGAACTTCAAAGTTTTCATTTGCACCTGTATTTGCACTTACTGCAAAAGGTAACACTTTAACTCTTAGAGTTGTAGATGCTAAATCAACTGAACCACCTGATTGATTTTCAACATTGACTGTTGCCACATTTGCTGCAGTTACAGTTGCTGTTATTATTAAATCAACACTATCAACACCAATAGAAGCTATTGCAAAGTCACCAAGTGCTGCACCTACTACTGCCACATCTTCACTTAAATCTGCACCATCAGCAATAGAACCAAAGTCTTTAGTTTCTGATCCTACTAAAAAATTATTTATTTTTGGTAAATTATTAAAATATTCATCTAAATAATATCTGCGAGTGTCTTTCGCTGCATTACCATGTAATGTTCTGTCTTGTATTAATCCAGTTGTAGTGTTTTTACTAACTAGCTTAATACTATCTTGTGATCTTAGTGGACCACTAAATGTTGAAGTACCCATGTAATTCTCCTGTCTTGGGTTGGTTTGCTTGTAAGCAATCAGGGTTTAGGAGAGGAGTTATCCCCTCTCCCATCTTAATTATTATGCAGCACCTTCTGTACCGAAAATACCTCTCCAATCGGTAAAACCGAATGAGTATCTTTCTCTAACTTTGTAACGAACATTACCAGTTTCAAAATCACCTTCCATGCCTTTTTTCATAGGACTTCTTTGGAACATTTTTAATCCATCAGCAACATCTGTCTTAATAAAGAATTGATCGCTATCAGTTAAACGTCTCATTACATGGTAACCCTGTGGTAAATATCCACCTGATTTAATAGCATTGAGGTCATTATCTGATGTACCAGTTCTTAATTGACTTTCAAGTAATCTTTCAGCAACGAAAGAATAAGCAGTAGGAATAATTAACATTGTTCCTTGTGCTGCAATCCTAAGACCACGATCATCTTTCATATCAGCAATATTAATCAACATACTTTCAAGTGAAGTTTCTGATAAATCTGCTGCAGTTGCTAAAGTGTTACTCTGGTTTCCGTTTTGAGTAGGGTGTGCTGTATTTAATAGTGATACACCATCTCCACCAGCTGTGCTTGTTGCGTTATTTAAAACATTTGCTGCCTTGATTTCTTTTGTCGTAGACATTGATCTAGCAAGTGCTTTTGTATAACGAGAAGCTATTGAGCCATAAAGACCATCTTCTTCAGCTTCTTCTGTAACAGAAAATGCTAAAGCAATAGTTTCGTGTTGATATCTAGCTGTCCATTGTTGAGAAGCAGAGTCATAACTTACTCCAGCACCTTCGTCTTTTGTAGGTGCTGCTCCAAATCCTGTTAACAATACATCTTCTTCAAATGCTTTTTGAGAAGTGTTTGCTTCAAAGACCTTTGCATACTCTGGTGGATAACTATCGTACTCTAAGCCGAAAAGGGTGTTTAAACCCGGCTCAAGCATTTTTGCGAATTGTGCTCTATTCATAGCCATTGTTTAATCTCCCTATATTCCGGCACTATCTTTGAGCAGATGCTCATTGATAAGTACTTCCATTATTGCAAATTCACCTAGTGCATTATCAGGTGTTTCATATACACCTAAAACCTTACAAGTAGCTGCACTATTTGATACAGTTCCTGATAATTCAAAGCCAGACTGTCCTGTAGTAGTAGAACCAGCACCAGCAACTAGGTCACCACAACCACCAACATCTGCTTGTGCAGAAGTTCCGGCTGTTTGTACTTTAAAAACTGTATATGGATCATCATACACATATGCTATTATATCAGTAGCAACTGTGCCTGATGGCCAATACTGTGAGTAGACGTAAGAGCCATCTGCAGCAGTATAAGATACACCTCCGAAAACACCTATATTATTGACTTCGCCAGCAGTATGTGGAGTTAAAGTTCCAGCTGCTATAAGAATAACAGCATCACCTGTAAAGATGTTTTCTGCTAATCCTGAAGCTATAGTATATTTGTTCGCACGAGAATAACCATTACCACTTAGATGACGGATTGGTGTTAAACCAAAAGCAGCATCAACATTTGCCATTTTTATTTCCTCATTCTAAAAGTTATTAATCATCCATGACAGAAACTTTCCTGCCACCACTTACAGAACTTTTCCTCTCTTGAAAGATTCTTTGTCCTGTCTTTTGTTCTAGTGCATTGAGGTCACCAGCTAGAGATTCATTTTGCTCTAAACTTTTGTTATGATGATATGATTTCATTGCTTTATGCTTTTCAGATGGCATTTCACAAAGTAACATACCTTCAATCCCAATACATCCTTCCCATTGTCCGTGATTAATAGTCGGAAACAACTGATTTTTCACAGTATTAGCAGGTCTAGCTTCCCACCCTTCTCGCATACGTTTGTATACGTTATCAGGTGTGTCCTTGCCCTGTATTGACGTAGCTACCCACCTTTGAACAAAACCATCTCTAGGCTCTGGTGCATCTAATAATGCAGGTGGTGTCCATGAAGTTTGAGGTCTGCTCTCTACATCACGGATATTCTCTCTGGATTCTTCTGCTCTTACATTTCTATTATTCATAACTAGCTCCTTTGACTTTTCTGAATTTCTTGTGCATATTTTTTCAAACCTGCTTCATCATTAATTCCAAGTTCCCTAGCCATTCGTAATTGATCTTGAGTCATACGAACCCTATTACCCTTGTAAGATGAGCCACCTGTAGATGGTGTTACTATATTACTACTTTTTGCTCTGGTCTTTGGTTGAGTAACATTATTACTTGATATTAGCTCTGGATACATCTTTTGTAAACGATTATTTAAATTATTATAATAATCTTCAGAGTTCTTATCAAATCCTTCTAAATCTAACTGCACATCTATTGCTCTTGCTGCTGCTGTTTCTCTTTCAAAACCTTTAGCATTAAACCAATCATTTTCTTTCCACCAGCTCATAGCTTTTTCTGGTGCTTGTGCTGTTTGTTGTTGTACCGGTTGCTGTACTCTTTGTTGCAGTTGTCGTGCCTGTTGCTTTTGTAAATCAGCAACTCTTATTCTTGCCCTCATATCAGCTAACTGCTCACTAAATTCAACTTGTGCCTTTGTATCTCCTTCTTCAACAGCAGTATGAAGTGCTAGTTTAGTTTGATCGTAATGTGTTTGGAAATCTTTATTAACAGTTTGTTGATTTTGTGATTCTAGTTTTTCTAGTCTAGCTTTTAAATTTGAACTTTCTTCTGCTTGTTTTTGTGCAAGTTCTTCAGCTTCTTTTTTTTCTTTAATTAAAGTTCTAATTCTTCTTTGTACTTTTGCACCATATTCAGCAGTTTCAGCCTTTTCAGGTTCAACTTTTTTTGCAATTACTTCTTCTTGTTCAGGTTCTTCTGCAATTTCTATTTCAAATTCACCAGAATTTTTAGCTTTAGTTTCTTCAATTTCCTTTTCAATTTCCTCAAGGACAGGATTTTTATCTTCTTCCATGGTTGCGTTCTCCAAGTTATTCGCAGTTAAATATAAGCAGTTACATCTACACCTTCAGGCAAGATAGAAGTTATCTCGTCATCATTAAGTAAAAGAAATCTTACACCATTTATTACTAATTTTTGCCCAGCATATTTACCATAAGTAACACGATCATTTACTTTAGGTGTTGAACTAAGTTTCCATCTTTCACCAGTATTTCTATCTCTATATGCAAGTTCCCCTACACCAGCAACAACACCATGAGCAGTAAGATATGCTTCATTATCTTTTGCTTGTGTTGGTAGCAATATGCCACCTTTAGTTTTTTGCTTGATTTGATTAGGTTGTATAAGTATTTTCCAACCCATAGGAATAGGTAATTGATGTTGCCCTATTGTTTGTTTTGATTCTTCGTCTGTATACATTTTAGCTACTTCTCCATGATGATGAGCCATGTCTATTCATCTCCTTCGTCTAACTTGTTTAATGTTTCGTCAATAATGATACAAGCATCTTCAAGTCCCTGTGCAATACCGACATCTTTTTGATATGAATTAAAGTCAGTTTCCCTGCCTTCAATCATCTTCTCTGCTATTGCAGATTTCTTCTCCCTCAGATTTTGCTTTATCTTCTTTAGGAGTTCTATCGTGTTCATTTAATTGACTCTCCCCTGTCATAGAAACACCTGTTACAAAGATTTGTACGTCTTTAGGCTTTTCCATATTTTTTACCCATTTTCTTTTTGCCTTTGACTTTTTTAATTTTTGGTTTAGCCACCTTTGATTTACCATATTTCATTTTTCTACCTCCTTTAGATATTAATGATGAAAATTGAGTTCTATTCAAATTACTCTCCTTATAAACAACATACAGAACAAATAAACATAGCACAATATAAAAAAACATCATAAAAAGGTTAAATAACTCTTTTTTAGGGTTTACTTAATCAAATAAGTGTTATATAGTGAACTCATAAACAATGCACAGGAGAAAAAAATGCTTAATTTTACTACTAAAAAAGAATACCAAGGAACTAACTTTGATCAACTTTTAGGTTTAGGTACAGAATTTTGTACTTTTAATCAAGCTGTTAATTATTTCAAGCTAACAGGTAAAGAATTAAAAGGTGCTAAATCATGTGCCAGATTACTTAAAATTGTTGAAAGAGAAGTTTTTGATAAAATTTCAAAGAAAAAAACAAAAAAGTTAGTTCCAGTTTATTTTAATGTTTTTGAAAAAAATCATTTAATATCTGTTCTTACAGGAAATGGAATAGAAGTTTAATTTAACAGGGGGATTTATTTCCCCCTACTTTTTGCACAGGAGAATAAATAGTGGACATACATATGCAAAATATTATCTTGCTCAAACAGAATGTAGCAGTTGCTAGAAACAACATGGTTTTGCCTTGGTATTTAGAACAATTTAAAGAAATAGAATTGGCTCAAAAAACATCTAGGAAAGACCCACTTATATTAAATTTAATACTGCATCATGCACAAAGAAGATTAACCCTTAAAATACAGGAGATAATATAATGGGATATACTAATTATTGGTATCAGCACGAGGATTTTACTGAAGATGAATGGATGAAGATTAAGATATTTTATCATGGTTTAAATACTGTTCATGGTGGTGGTTTCTTACAGGGGGCTGACCATCTCATGCAAGATGAAACAAGTAATGGTAATCACATACAGTTTAATGGTGCTAAAGGTCAAGACCATGAAACTTTTACATTAAATAAATATGCAGATATAAATCTAGATTATGAGGGTTCGCATCCAGCTTTTAATTTTTGTAAAACTAATCGCAATCCTTATGATGCTATGGTATGGGCATTATTATCTTATGCAAGATATGTAAAAGGTGATCGCAGTAAATTTGTTGTTAGAAATGATGATGGAGATCATTATGGGAAAGAATAAATTTTTATTTCCTTTTGATGATGATGATGACAAAATAAGTAATTATCATTTATATGAAGCAATGCAACAGGCACAGGAGTTTATTCATCAACAGAATAGACTTGGTAATGTAAATAGAAAAACTATGAAAGCATTATTGTATTTAGAAAAAGCTATGAAAGATGAGGAGTGGGTAGTTTATTACCCATAGGATAAAATGAAATATTTAATAATTATATTATTGTTAACATTGTCTAGTTGTAATGTAACAAGCAAAGACTTTTATACTACTGAACCGGTTTTAACAGGTGTTGTAGTGGGTGTAATAGTTAATTTGTTGTAATCATACCTGACCACCAGAAAGTTCTTTAGCAAGGATTTGTAAAGTTTCTTGAAATCCTTTGTCAAGTTTCTTTGCTGCAGTAGCAAACTTTTTAGGACTTATTTCTTCTGTTGTAAGTCCTTTTTTATTTAAGAATGTTTTGGCTGCTCTTATTTCAGCATTTGCTACTCTTTTTATTTTAGTTTTTGCCATTTACCATGCCTTACAAGACCAATATTTTGCTGAAGTTTTATCTTTTGCAGTAGCACAATTATGCCTTGCTCTAAAACTTTTTCTTCTAGCTGGTGATGATTTTTTTATTTTCATATTAGGATCACCAAATGTAACTCTTTTAACCCTATCACCATCTTTAACATAAACCACAGATTTCTTTTTGCCATGGCTTGTTTCACCTTTAGCAATGTATCTAGGTTTATTTAATGTAACACTTTTGCCTTTAAAGG